TGTAAAGCCTGAATACTTTAAAAATAAATCGATTGCTAGTATCTTTGATATTATCAAAGACTTTTCTGAAAAGAGGAATAAACTTCCTACTGCTACTGAAATAAAATCTTATCTTGTTTCTGACGAGCAAAAAGAGTCATTTAAGGAACTTGTTAAGTCGTTTTCTGATATTGATAATACTTTAGATAAAGACGAGTTGTATGATAATACCGAGCAGTTCCTTAAAGAAAAGGCTGTCTATCATACAATGCTTAATGTTGCAGAAGATGTATCGAGTGGTAAAGTAGATACATCCGTAGTACTAGATAAGTTTGAAAAGTCTTGTAATATTAATCTTGTAACTGATCTTGGTTTAGACTTTTACGGCGATGTTGATAAGCTTATTGATGATCTTAACTCTGTTGAAAGATATGTTCCTAGTAAATGGGAATGGTTAGACAATTGCTTAGGTGGTGGCTTTTTAGAAGCAGGTAAAGCCTTGTATGTCTTTGCTGGTGAAACTAATATTGGTAAATCTATCTTTCTTGGTAATATTGCTAGTAATATAGCTGAAGAAGGTAAAAACGTTCTATTGGTTACTTTAGAAATGTCTGAGCTATTGTATGCTAGACGTATTTGTAGTAATGTTACTAAGATTCCAATGAAGGAGCTAGCTCAAAACTCTGCAAGTATTAAACATGGGATGAATCAGCACGGTGGTAAAATTTTTATTAAGGAGTTTCCGCCTGCAACTATTACCGCAAATCAACTTAAAGCGTTTGTTAAAAAGTTTGAAGAGCAAGGTATTAAGTTAGATGCTATTGTATTAGACTACCTTAACCTAATGCACTCTACTGTGGGTAATAATTCATATGAACGTATCAAGCATGTAACTGAGCAAGTACGTGCTATGAGCTACTTGTTTAATTGTCCTATTATTTCAGCTACTCAATTGAATAGAGCAGGGTTCGATACAGATAACCCTGACTTAGCGACTATTTCTGAATCTATTGGTCTTGCTGCTACTGCTGATGCTATTATTTCTATCTTTCAGAATGAAGAAGATAGAGGTATAGGGGTTATACGTTTAGGTATGATGAAAAATCGATACGGTCCAAGAGGTAATACTCAGGCTATGAGAATTGATTATTCTACATTAACAATTGAGCAAGCTGATGATGTGGAGGTAGGTGAGGAAATGGATGATACCCTTAACGTGTTAGCTGGGCTTGCACAATAAGGAACTTTTAGTAAATACTAGAAGTGAATATACAAGTATGGACAGATACCGACTTACATGGAGCAGGTGCTACTCTTGTATTAAAGTGGTTATATAAAGATGCTAAAACATTTAGCATTAATGACGTTTCTGAGTATACTTTTACCGGTAAATTTAAAGGAGCAGAACAATCATTAGATCATTATGATAAAGTCTTTGTTGTTGACTTAGACTTAACGCCAGAACAAATTAAGTTAGCTGATCACCATAATGTTGTTGTTATTGATACACATAGAGGTCACATTAAGCATAAACATCTTTATAAAGAAGCAAAAATTATAATAGATGATAGTTATTATTCCTGCGTTAACTTAATGTTAGATAAATTTAATAAACACTTACAGCATTTAACCGATAAACAAAAGCTACTGTTAGAATATATCAGTACTTACGACTGGTATAACACAACACATAAAGAATCATTAAAACTAAATGCTGTCTATTATAATTTAAATTCCCCTAAAACTGAAAAATTTATAGAAGCGTTTATAGATGGTTATAGAGAATTTACAATTCATGAAAAGAATGCTATAAAGTTATATTTTAAAAAATTTAAAGACCAGATAGATAGTGGGCAAGTATTTACAGGGATGATAAAAGACTATAGTGTAGTAGCTACTTTTGCAAATTATGCAATTAATGAGCTAGCGCATTTTTTAATTAAAAAATATAGTACAGATATCAGCATAATAGTTAATACTCAAGCTAAAACAGTTTCATTTAGACGCTCGAAAGAAAGTGACGTTGATGTAAGTATATTAGCTAAAAAAATATGTGAGGGTGGAGGACATGCATCATCAGCGGGTGGTAAATTAACTGAACAATTTGCAAACTTAACCAAAACATTTGTACCGTGCTAACAACATCAAATATATCCCCAAATCCCTCAAAAACGTTAATTAAAGACGAGACAGAGCATCTCCTTCTTTGCTTTTGTACGTTTTGCTCAATGCTAAAAGGTAAAAAACTATCTCTACAAAATATCTTTATACTAGTATTACAAGAGGAAAGATTGAGAAACATTTTAAAGGAACTTTTAACAATTGAAACAAACTACGATATAGTAAAATTGTTTATAGACTTCGAACCCGCAATAACAAAGTCTAAATACATTACTAAGTTCCTTAATTCAAATTCGAATATACAGTTGTAAAAAGCTGTTGATATCTTTTCTTTAGATCTTATAATTATTGCATGAGTACTTTTAATACTTCAATGTTTCAATCAATCAAAGACGCGTTAGCTAGCTCCGATAGTAAGGGTTCAGCTACATTTAACGAGATTATGCCTACTAAAGTAGGTAATACTTATACGGTAAGACTTTTGCCTTATGCAAAAGATCCTAGTAAGACTTTTTTCCATTATTACAATCATGGATGGAATTCTTTCGCAACCGGACAATATGTTCAAACGCTTAGCCCTCAAACCTTCGGTGAAAGAGATCCGATTGCTGAGGAGAGGTTTAAGGTTCTTAGAACAGGTAGTGAAGAAGAGAAAGAAAAGATGCAAGCTATTCGTCGTTTGGAAAAGTGGCTTGTTAACGTATATGTTATCGATGATCCTGCTAATCCGGATAATAACGGTAAAGTAAAAATTCTTCGATACGGTAAGCAGCTTCAAAAAATTATTACTGAAGCTATTGAAGGTGAAGATGCTGAAGAGTTTGGTCCTCGTATCTTTGATCTAGGTAGTGAAGGTGTAAACTTTAAGATTAAAGTTGAGCAACAAGGCGACTTTCCGACGTATGTATCATCAAGATTTACTACTGCAGGTAAGATTGATGTATCGGATGATAAGCAGAAAGAAATCTACGAGAGTGCATTTGATCTTACTGAAGTGTTTACTCAAAAGTCTTACGATGAACTTAAAGAGATGCTTAACGAGCATTATTATTGTAAGACAGAAGAAGAAGTACCTGCTACTTCAGCCCCTGAACCTACTAATACTACACCAGCAGAACCGGAACCGGTAGCTGCTACTAATGATAGTGTAGAAGAGGATATTGATGATTTGTTAAAGGATCTTTAATATGAGTACACAAGGAATGACACCAGAAGAAAAGGCTGTAGTGATGCAGTTTATGGGCCAGACATACGGTCAATTACACCAACAAGATCAAAATATTGTTGGAAGTGCCACTAACTTAAAACCTAAGTCACAAGAAATGAAAGCCGTATTCGAACAAACTGCTCATATGCCTACTGTACAACAACACCCGCAATATCAGCAGCAACCACAAGCTGCACCTCAACCAGACCAACCGGTGCAACCAGCACCACAGGTGCAACAAGTTACGCCTGAGCAAGCTGCAGCTGAATTACAGCAAGCTCCAGTACCAGTACAAATTCCTAATACCATACCAGTTGAGAATCCAGATCAAATGGAGTTTAACTTATCCGAACCTTCTACCACAGATAAGTTGCTTGATCTCTTAAAAGAGCAAAATTTGCTATTAAAAGAAATTAGCTTAAAATTAGATAATGGAAAAAAGACAATTAAAGGTCGCAAACAAAGCTGAATTTTTAAAGTTATTAGACGCTATTTCAAAAATAAATGATAGTGGTGTTATTCTTGATTTACAAGAAAATAAAATAACTAGTTTAGTATCAAGTATTGATAGTACTTTAATATTGTGCTCTGAATATAAAACAGAGATTGGTTTTAACAGCTCACTAAATATTCCGGATGTTAAAAAGCTGCGTAATGTTCTAGATACCGTAGAAGATACTGATATAGCTTTAGATATTAATTCGAATAATCTCGAGTATAAAGGTGATAGTGTTAAGTTTAAGTATCATTTATTTGAAGAAGGGTTTATAACTAGACCTAATATTAATTTAGAAAAAATTAATTCCTTTAAATTTGATGTTGAGTTTAAGCTCAATAAAAATACACTGCAGCGGTTATTTAAAGGCAGTACTTTTGCATCTGAGACTAATAAAATATATTTTTATACTGAAGGTGATAACTTAATGGCAGAGCTTACTGACCGTGCACGACATAATACCGATAATTTTACCTTAAGCTTAGGTAAGACGAATATTGAGTTAAAACCTGTACCGGTAAACTTAGATAATATTAGATTACTTTCAATTATAAATGAAGAATTTAATGTTAAAGTAAATACTGAATATGGTGTTGTTGTATTTGATATTGAAGATAAAGATATTAAATTAAAATATATTATATCAGCCTTAACTCAATAATAATGGATACACAGAAGAAGAACAAGCTTAAAACCGCAGGTTATTTTATTAAAAGATTAAAAGATAACGATTTTGTAACGTTACGAATATTTGATAAGTATAGTGAAACTGATCCTCGTAAGTGGACTGTTTTAATTGATCCAGGTGGAACTTCTGTCTATGTTACGTGTTTTGAAAATACACCATTTAAAGGAGAATATCTGTTTAACTTTAATGACGGTAATCAAATATTCAACAATAACTTTAGTTTGAAAACCGATTCAATTGAAGTTGTTGTAAGTAAGCTATTAAAATCCGGAGTACAGCAGAGGAATAAGAATGATTTTCTGAATAAATAATTATATGAGCGATGATCAACCAGAAAAAGATTTTGAAGATTTTGAGGATCCGGTTGAAAATGATGAGGAATTAAGAGAATTGGTTGAAAAGGCCCTTAAGCAAAGTATAGTTGAGAAAAAAACATTTAAAAGAAGACAAGATTTAGCGCGTAGGTTATGCAATATTATTAGTGAATATTTAGATTGTTATATTTTATTGGGTTATGATTTTCAAGGGCAACATTTAGACATTAAAGCGTCTAAAACACCACAACAACAAGAAGCATTAAATTCGTTTTTATTAAAATACTTTGCATCTGAAATGCATCATATAAAAGGCCATGGGTTCGGTCCAGATGAAATATCGTAAAAGAGATATATACGCAGTTGAGACGGGAGACTACGTAGGTAAAATGTTTGCAGTGGTAAAATTAAAAAAAGACACCATTGGCTGTCTTATTTTACCGCAAATGGAAAACGTTGATGTTCCGATAGAATCATTTGATAACGGAAGGAACAATGATATAATTAAGTTTGTAGAGAAGCTTCCTAAAAACGTATATTCTGTTGTAGAGGCTCAATATAATAAAAATGAAAACTCTAATAATAGACGGGAACAATTTAATACACCGAACATATCATACAGCGAAGATTCAGTCGAAGAAGACGGAGAACCACTCGGATTACCAGGTAAGTAACTTCCATATTTACTTTACGCTTAACGCTGTTAGCTCCTACGTGAAGCAGTTTGTTCCTGATACTACGATATTTGTATGGGATGAAAAGCAAGACTATAAACCCAATATACGCAAGAGCATCCTTAAGGAATACAAGGGTAATCGATCTAAGGATCTTTCACCTCATCAAAATAACGAGGTCATAAAGTCGATACTCTACTCAATGGGTATTAATTCTATCTTTCCTCGTGAACTAGAGGCAGATGATATTGTTGCATATATTTGTAGAGAGCACGAAGGTTCGAAAGTAATTATCTCGGTTGATAGAGACTTTCTGCAATTGGTTAGTTCTGAGTGTACCTTATACGATCCGATACGTAAGAGATTCTTTGAAGATAGTAATTTTGAAGAGCAGACAGGGTATAAGGATGTTGAGCAATGGTTTACTGCAAAATGTTTGACGGGTGATAAGTCGGATAATGTACCAGGTATACCTCGCTTTGGTAAAGCTTCAGTTAAAAAATATTTTGAAGATCCTGGATTTATGCTAGATGATTCTCAACGCGAAATATTCAAACGAAACGTAGATATATTTTGTTTAGATAAGTATGAGTCTCTACCTGATGAAGCACAATACTATAAAGATCAATTAGCTGTTAAAGTTGATCCTTCATATAAGGTATTTCTTGAATATTGCGAGGAATATTCCTTTAAGAGAATTTTAGATAAAAAAGAAGATTGGCATAATTTGTTTTTTATGAAAAACTTATATAATAAGTTAAATGATATCGCTTCCTGAAGATTTTGTTATACTAAAATTCTTTGAGCTAGGTTTTTATCCTAAGTATAACAAATTTAATAACGTTTATCAATGTAGTTGTCCTATCTGCAGAGAGGGTAAGTCATTAGGTAAAAAAAGACGATGTTATTACATACCTAAAAATGAAAATATATTTTGTCATAACTGTGGGTGGTCTGGTAAACCGTTAAGATGGATAAAAGAAGTATCAGGTACTACGGATAAAGATATAATTAAAGAATTAAAAGATCATGTTCCAGATGCTGAAGATATTGTTGAAAGAAGTGAAGATACTAAACCAAACTTTAAAGTCGCTACCTTACCTAAGGATAGTATTAATTTGTCTGACGAGCTTCAGCTTAACTTTTATAATAGTAGTAACGTTGTTACAGCTGTTAGACATTTAATTAAAGAGCGGCGATTAGATACCGCGATAAACAAACCTTCATCGTTATATGTATCATTAACTGATATGGTACATAAAAATAGACTCGTTATACCTTTTTTTAATGAGCGTGATGAAATAGAGTTCTATCAAACAAGGACCGTCCTAAACAAAGATAATAAAGTTAAACCGAAATATTTAGGAAAGGTAAATGCTGAAAAAACGCTCTTTAATATTAATCGTGTAAGTAGTGATCATGATTGTGTTTATATTTTTGAGGGGCCAATTAATGCTTTCTTTACGAAAAATTCAATTGCTGTAGCAGGTATTACTGAACGTGGTAAATCGTTTACACAACGGCAAGAAGAGCAGTTAAATACAACGCTTAAATGGTATGATAAAACGTGGATCCTTGATTCACAGTGGGTTGATCAGGCATCCTTAGTAAAGTCTGAAGTACTACTCAAACAAGGAGAGAGAGTGTTTATATGGCCGGAGAAGTTTGGCAAGAGATTTAAAGACTTTAATGATATTGCAATTGCTTGTAAGATAGATGAAATAAAGTGGAGCTTTATAGAAAAAAATACCTTCGATGGAATCGAAGGTATTGTGAGATTATCTGAGATTAAAAAATATCGAAATCAAACGTATTTAAACTGAGCATTTCCGGTCTGGGCAATATAACCTTTAAACGACTCGTTTAGAGCAGCTAGCTCTGTAGCAACTCTAGCAATTTTACGCTGTTCAGAAGCTTTCATACGATCAAAGATTGTATCAGGCTCAGCATTAGCTAGTAGAGTTTGAATTGAATCTGGAGATGAACCATTTAAGTACTCTAAAAACTGTTCAATTTCACCAACCCAACCTTCAAGCTTAGTTCTCATAGCCGCGTTGCGCTCGCTAACAGCTTGTGCAGCCTTTACATTTGGATCTTCATCAACAGCAACTTCATCTACTTCAACATCTACGTCAAAATCACCAGCCTCGGTATTATCCTCTAATTCTGCTTCAAAAGCTGCTCTCTCCTCTTCAGCTTGTTCATTAAGAGATTTAAAAAAACGGTTTTCAAATTTGGTCATAAAATTATTTAGTCTCTAGCATAAATAATTACATGGATGGACCAGAATTTCCTTACAGCGTAGGCCCAGAAGATAAGCCTATCAACTTTCATATGAATGCTTCAGATCAAATGGGTATGTATAAGGATAATGAAAAACACCAAAAAGCGCCGCCTATCTTACCATATCACTTACAGCAAATGAATCAGCTCCTAGGAGACACGTTTACAAATTTAGTTGAAGTAAGAAATATGTTAGCAGCAGCAAAATCTAATGAAAATATTGCTGGTGGTGTTATTGATCAAATTAACAATAAAATTGATCAAATTAACGAACTACTACTTGATATTCCAGAGGATATGGCTAAAATAGCTATATGACTATCTTAAGGTCGTTTTTTATTACTATACTTGTATCTCTTGCTATTGGTTTTGGATTACGCAATATATTTGGATTTTGGGAGACTACAGTTCTCGTTTTTGTTTGTCAGTTTTTAATTGCTTTTATTGTTTCATCTCTCAAGATTAATAAAGTAGATAATCTTACTGCAGAGTTTGAAGGAGAATTACAACAACTTCTCGATCTTAATGAAGCGACAATTGTATGCCCATGTAATAATAATACTTTTCAGCAGAATGTATTTGTAAATATGGATAATACATTTACATGTGATAAGTGTAACAATACATATAGAGTAGATATAAATCTAGTACCAACGCTCCTAACCGAAACTCTCGATGTTAATAAGACATTCTCTGACTTAGCGAAAGAAGTAAGCGAAAGCCAGGATATAAAAATAACATCTGACTATAAGCCAGGAACGGAACTATAATATAATTATATTATGAATAAACATGAATTTAAACTAAAAGACGGTACAACGAAGACGATGGACTTTGATGAACTAGTTCGTTGGGCTTGTCTAATTGAAGCGCTTGAAGTAGTAGGTGGTAGAGAAGATATCGATATTGAAAGTAATAACTGGATTAAGCCTCTCGCTTTTCAAAAGTATATTGATGAGAGATTTCATTCAATGAAGCATGATCTCAAGGTAGAAGCTACTTTAGGTAACTTATAAACCTAATTCTTCTTTAACGGCTTGGATATATTCTGTTGATACTTTACCTTTAAATCTTTCGATTATTTCATTAGTATCTTTTCCAATTTCTTGGAATCCAATCATATAATTACGGAATCTATCCTCTTTAGTTGGGCGATAAGGAACACCAGCAGGTCTACCGAAGCGATGTAACCATCGAAGAAACGGTAAACAAACAGCCTTTCGCCCAGCTAATCTATATTTTTCATGAATATAGCCCTCTTCACCACCAAATCCTCTAAACTTTTTATTAAAGCCTAACCAGCTATCTTTTCTACATGTAAATAAACCTAAACCTTGTGCTGGTATTTCAAATGGTTTATTATTAGGATCTTTACCTCGTTTATCTGTATCCCAAACGCCCCACATATCACTACCCCACTTATCGAGATTAAAATGGGTGCTTACATTCTTCATATCATCATATATTAACGGCCCTTGTAATAAGTTTTGATGATCTTTACCTGCATCATAAAAATCTAAAAGCTTCTTTAAGCTACCAGGATCTAATAATACATGACAATCTAATACTAATACGTATTCAGTGTTAGCTAAACCAAATATTTTATCTCTTAGTGAGGTTGCTGAGAAACCATCAAACTCAACATATGTTACAGGCTCTTTAAGCCAGTCGACAAACTTACGGATCTCTCTTCCTTGTGCTGATTTTGGGTTGTTATTAATGATAACAAATTCTAGCCTATCTAATACCTCTTTATGATGTAATCTTAAGGATTGAATAGTAAAATAGAGACCTTCATAGTCATCATAAACGCAAGTTCCGATAGTTAGCTTTCCCACATTAATAATTACTAAAACTGTAGGTTATTGCAATCTTCATCCTCCGGACAAATAGTTGTAGTCACCGTTAATACAGGAGGAACTGTCGTTGTCGTAGTAGTAGTTGTAGTAGTTGTAGTAGTCGTAGTTGTAACCTCGTCCATTATGAACGGTGTTTGTAACGGTAAAATAGGAGCCGGATATAAAAATATCGGCACCTCTTGAGTCTCAGGTGTTTCCGGTAGCTCCGGCGGCTCTGGTGGTTCAGGAGGTAGAGTAATTATTGGGGTTCTAGGATCTGGAGGAAAGCTCTCTCCCGGTGGTACAATATGTGGTGGAATAGTTGTACATGGCGGCGGTGGGGTAGTATATACCGGTGTGGTATACGTCGGTGTGGTATACGTCGGTGTAGTCGTATAAGGTGGCGTAGTATACGGTGGTGTAGTTCTATACGGTGGCTCAGTAGTAGGATCTTCATATATCCTAAAATCACTACTACTACCGTCGGTTGGATCAGAAAATATTAATCCGGGTAAATCTGGTGTTCTTATGATCGGGCTACCGTTTAATGAACCATCCGATTCATCAACCGGCTCAGGATACGGATCATAGCATATACCCTGTTCATTACGCCTCCAACCGTCAGGACAAACATCTACACATTCACCGTTAACTCTTTCCTTACCTTCAGGACACG